CTCCTTCTGTGGATAAGACTAATATGGTCTATCCGCCAGTGAATAATTTACCTCTTACGAGGGTAGGTTCACAAAACCCTGGGTTAAACCCAAAGGTAGTCGTTCGGCCATCTTACGATGGTCTTGAAAGTCCGCGGCCGCCCGAGGAACCCTCTCACTATTTCCCTGTTTCCACTAATGGAATCAGAGAGATGCTGGGGAATCTGACTTTGGAAGTCATGACCCTTGCCAGCATCCGGGATTAACCCGGTATAATGAGATTTGGGCGCCTGCAACACGATCGCCTTCTGAGATAAGCGAAGCAAGAGAAGGGGGTTATCAAACTTGGGGCTACTACTAGTACGTAGTATAGTACCCTTAACCTGATTTCCTTCTAAACCATTGACCGCACGAGGACACTTATGTTCCGCATGCGAGACTATGACTCCAGTATCACCAAGTTCTGGTGGTACTGGTAACTTCCACTGCTTAGGCACCTTGGCATAGTATTTAAGCCAAAGTGCGCGCAACCATGAATCACATCCGCCGACCCCAATGACCCTAGCGTACAATCGAATTCGATTGCAAACGTAGAGACTAAAAGGAACTTTGGACGATGGGGGTTGCCTCAGAAAGAACGGGCGTACTGGTTGATTATCAAACCAGTCCGACCCGCAGGATTCGAAGAACCTTCCAGCCAGGAAGGACTTCGACCTGTTCACACTAAACCCGACTAAGTTTAGTGTATCGATACACCGAGTGGTCGCTGATTGGGGTATAATAATATCATCCCCATAGACAGTAACCTCGGAACCATTGTATCCCCCTGTCGCATAAATAGCGATTGCGAGGAAGATCAAGGATTCCAGCTCGAATGTATACCCGTTACCCATGGAGCTAAATTTCTCCAATGTTACCACACTCCCGTCTGGGAGCGTCGTGGTAGGCGAGCGGGATAGATCTAAAAGTTCGAACCAATCGTCAGGCATAAGTTGGTACACCAGAACCTTTGAGAGGGTGTCAGAGGCCAAAGATAAATCAATGGTCGCTAATCCTTTCTCCGCAGCTTGCGCTGCAAGGTTTCTGTTGTGTTGCTGATCGTTGAGATAACACCAAATTTCCTGAGACGGGCCCGTATGAGGGAACCTATACCAAGCTGGCAATAAAGATTTACGCCAGGCTCAATACAAATCCCTCGGTCCGTTTTCGCACTTTTAGGAACAGTTGTAAACTTGTTGCCTTCAACCACCGACAGACTGCCAAATTGGCCTATCCATCGGTCTCCCATTAAAGATCGGGAGTAAGGTATCATACTACAAGTCAGGGTGGGTGTATCTCTGTATTTATCAGAAGGCACACTACCACTCCCTGCGGTACCGACAGTAGCACCAGGACCATGACGGCAGGCATTCGACACAAAGTCGAGATCTCGCCTGCTTAAACTACCAACTATGCTGTAAATGATCTGTTTTAGGTCATTTATAACAGCTTGAGGTCTGTCCGAACCCGTAAGGGCCCGGTTGGTCTCAAGACATTGCTGCTCGCCTTTATAGAATGATTTCAGGGCTTCCGCCTTTAGGTCAAAACTAGTAGGTAAATTCAGGGATTTGCTCAGCACTTTCGTGCAAAGGTAGTCCTTCCGAAATGAGTCAACGCAATCATAGTGGATAGGGTCAATATCCAGGGACACCAACTGATCAAACTCCTCATATTGAATGAGGAGCAAGACAGTCAATGCCCGAGGGGAATCAACACTCATGGATATTTCTGATGCTACGTCTAGTTCCCCCTGACGGGGGTCCAAGCTACAATCTAACGACTGTCGCATATATTATCTCCTTAAGAGATCGTATAGTTCTTTAAGTACAATCACAAGCTTGACGAAAATAATGATGCAAAACACCAGCATCTTGCCAAGTTTCGTGATCCCATTCTTGACATGTATAACCATGCTTGGTGCTCTGGAATTACCAGACACCTTCACCGGTCTTAATCATGTTCAAGAGTGAGTCTTGCTTTGCAAGGCCGACGAGCATGTTCGCTATGTCGTCTCGGTCAGCAAGAGGTACGTTGTCAGGAATCGTGACATCGATGCGCACACGAGCAGTATCTACTGCCTGCGTAACGCCGTCAACAACCGTCCCATAAGGATAGTTGAAGTCACACCGGATCTTATCGGTGGGCCGACTTGCACTGCGAGGGCTATAAGCCAACGTAATGTTTTTACGAAGTTCCGAACTAACAAAGAACGTGGTACCATAGGTAACGGCGTTATTTGCCTTACTAACTGGAACAAACGAGACGTTTTCTGTCTCACCTGCGTCAGTATGAAGTGTTAAAGATGTTGCTAAAGCCATGATTGGCTCCTTGGGCTATTAACCCTGTAGGTCGAACGGCAGAATTGCCGAACGAGAATGCAAGCTGGATGATCAAAGGGGAGTTACCTCCTCTTATTACATCCCTTATTAACCGCAACTAAAACCGAGACCGCATTTGAAAGCGATCTCATAGAAGTAGAAGGGTCAATGCGTGGAAGGTCGGGAGTGGGCAAATCTAAATGCTTATTCCTGACATACTGCACGTAAGTTCCCTGCCCTTTGGTTGATTGTTTATAACCATTGGGGGGTGGAAGCGAGCGGCATTTTCCACTTACTCGGACAGTCGAAACCGTTCCGAGATGATCTAAAGACCTGTCGGCCCCGTATGCAGCAATCGTATCGCCTATATTAATTCCATAGTCGACAACGAAGCTGAAAGGGATATTCTCCCAAAGGGCTTCTAACGGACTACCGTAATTGATGGTATTTTGAAATATGGTGTTTTTAAGTTCCATATAACTAATCCACGTTTCGGTGATCCGAAAGTCCCATACTGAGCCGTCCGGCCCCTCAACACCACGAATGGTTTTGTTGGACCGGGTGGCTACCCGCTTTATAGAGTTCTCAACTTGCCCGCGAATGCGGTCAAGCGAAGTTCCCATGGCGGATATGACAGGTTTAATTCCAAACTCCGTAGCTAGGTTGGCGCTGGCGAGGTCACAAACATTTATCTTTTTTCGTGACTTACCCCGAACGCGTTTCCAAATCTCCGGAATCTGTTTAGCTAGGCCTGTAAAGCCTTCAGCGACCTTATTTGCTTCTGCTAAATCTGAAGCATAATCCGTTGACAATCTCCTTACACGAAGTAAGTGCTTTGTCCGCGTCCCATCAATACTCTGCGGTGCAGAGGGCATGACGGGAAGTAATCGCTGGAACCATAAGTTAGTGTCATAGCGGAGAGGCGCCCCATAAGGGAGCCCGACCGTTTCTTTCTCAAAGGTGTAAGCAGACTGCTCAACCTTTGAGTAAGGTCCAATCCCTGTGAGGGACCCGATAAGATTATCAGGTTTCACTCGAGATTGCTTCGTGGGGTTAATCCCAGACCTTGCACTAGTTACAAAAGATGAATCGACCGTGGCAGTCCTTACTACACTATCGTCGGATACATAACGTACCGTCAGAGCTTGTAAGGGACCAGAATCGGTTTGTTCATCACTATATGGTTCGCTCATAAGACGAGCTCCTCTTAAAGTAGAGGGGTTACACGGTGCTTAACCGTGGCCCATCAAATGGTGGGTTTTTGTAAACTTTCGCACTCTGGTATAGCCACACA